TACTCATGTTACAATTTTGTAACTTGGTGGGTTCATAATAACTCAATGTTTTATCTGTAATCGTGTACCAACGTGTCCTGTCATACTTCTTAAGATTGAACCTACTTATCTTAATCAAACCCTTTTTTTCGAGTTTTTTTATTGCGTATTCGATCTGTCTTTTGTTGAAATATTTCATGTAATTAGTAAATTTTTCAGCACTATTAAATGTCCAATATTTTCCGTGATGATAATGCTTTTTACTTCTCCCAGCTTCGTTTTGTTTAACCCAATAATAAATGTTATCCAATAAAATTGCTTCTGTTACTCCGTAATCAATCGCAACGAATTCATTAAAATGGTGACTCATATTATTTCACCTCTATTACTTTTTTAGATTTTTCGGTTAATTGATTATTTTCGTCTATATATCCAAAATACCTTAAAATTTGCAATTGCTTTTGAGGAGCATCAGAACATTGATGTACTGCGATATCCAACAATATAATTTTTAAATCAGCATCGATAGTTTCGTCGTACCATAATTCATCGCTAACCCAAATCCCGTACTTCATTTGTTTATACCTCTTTTGTTAAAATTTTCCATTTTTACCAAAAATTACCATTAAATTTAGTTAAAAAAAATTTGACAACCTGTTTCAATATGATATTATGTATGCATAAACGTGTGTTAAATCTAGTTCGAGATTTAACTGTGAAATAAAACTTATGTCGAAACCTGTTGTTGCCAAACTCAGTATAGCATAAGTTTTTATTTTGTCCAAAAATAATTTCACTGATTTCCTAAAGCCGCTATTTCTCTAGCCTCATCAAAAATATTTTCATAACGTTGTCGTCTTTTCTTAGTTTGTCTGTTATTTATAATTGTTGCTATTACAATTAAAGAGCCGACACCAAGTATAACTCCAACCATTAATCCAATTGCTCCTCCTACAGAGCCTCCTCTAAACCAGTTTTTTAATTTTCCAGTAATTCCCCCACTAACTAACTCCAAATCTTTTTCTTTAATTTTCATTTTAAGAACTCCTATATTTTTCTTTTATACAAGAAATATAGTAAAATATTACAAAAAACTCCCCTATTAAGGGGAGTCTTATTATTTATATTCTATCCATTAAGGCCACAGTATTAGATGAGAGAGATGCAACTATGAATCCATTAAATAGCGACATGGGTATATTTTTGAAATCTTTTTTTAAAATATCACTTGATATTAATACCAATGTAGCGACACAGTATGCCCATAATTGTGTAGATATTGGAACATAAGGTTTAGTAAATTGTACCATCAATACTACCAATGTACTCAATGTAGTAATATTGCTTATATCTTTCCAAGTGATTAAATTATTTAATACCATACGATACAAGCCTCCCCAAATCCTTTATTTTTTGCGTCTTGAAGAACAGATTCAGCTTTTTTTTTATCTATGTAATTTGCTAATTGAACCGTATAAGTTTTTTGAGTTTTTGCAAGAAAGGGTATTTTAACAATCTCACAGATTGCTTGAGCTATAGCTGTAGCGTAATCAAATATGTATTTGTCGAATAAAGCATTATCATGTTGATTTGTTATAAATCCAACTTCTAATAGCATTGCTGGCATATTAGTGTATTTAAGGACATAGAAATTACTTTCTTTTACCCCTCTACCTGTCATCTCATTGGTTACTGACATTAATTTATCGTACATTATTTTTGCGTTTGCCTTTGTTGTTGGTCTTGCATTTAGACATGTCCATACCTCCAAACCATTTGCTTTTAGATCATTAAAAGCATTTCTGTGTATACTTATAAATAGATCGACGTTTTCAGCATTTGCTTGACTTGCAACCTCACTTAAATTTTCATCTGGATTAGTATTAACCACAACTGTAATCCCGCTGTTTTGCAATAAATCTGAGACAAGATTCGTCAACATTTGACAATCATCTTTCTCTAATCTAACTCCTCCAACTGCTCCACTATCTCTACCCCCATGTCCTGCATCTAAATATACTTTCATTAATACATTACTCCTATTTTAAAATAAGTTGATGCGTTAGTTATAGTTGTTGAACCACTGAACGCCTCTGCGGACATTTCTAAATTCTGCGTATTTCCTGACCCATGAACAATTCCTGTTGCAAATGCACTTGTTACATATCCTGTCGTAAAATTAACTAAATTATAATTATAAATAGGATATATGCTTACAGTTGCTCCTGCTACATAGTAATATGTTATAAAAATCAACTTTACCGAAGCATGAATTACAATTTTATTCGATGATAAATATACTTTTGTATTACTAGAGTCTGTTTGAGTATCAAATGTCATATTAGCTCGAGTTGTTGTTATTGTTTCAGTGTTACTAAATCCAAAAGTGTTTTCAGTATAATTTAACAATGTTGATGACACTGTTAAAACAGCTACTTCATTTTGATAAATAGTTCCAGCCACATTCATATCTCCGGCAACACTCATATCTCCAGCACTATGAATATCTCCAGCTGCGTCAATAGAACCGTCTGGATAGGTATTTGTTGGTACTTTGCCAACCCCTAACAACTTGTTTGCAGTATCTAAAACCAAAGTACCTGCACCAGCGGGAATAGTTGCCGTTTGTATCTTACTGGATAATCTATCTATAACCTCGATCTCAAACTGATAAGATTTTGAGATATCTAAATCGACAGCATTGTACGAAGTCTTGCTAAATGAACCCGAGGCATTTGTAGTCAAAGTAATAGCTGTATAACTGCCATAGGCTCCGCCAACTTCCCTATATCTAAACCTAGCTGTCTGGATACTGTTAGTTGTAGACAAGCCAGTCCAGTTTGTATAAGTGCCAGAGAATGCAATGTAGATGTCTGCAGCCGAGCCATTCAACCTAGTTACTGAAACACTTGATAGTACTGGGCTTGAGTATGCAGTCCAATTTGTCAGTGTTTTCGGGATAGTCAATTGTTGTCCACGACTATCTATAACCTTTAAGTTATATGTGCTGTAGCCAATGGTCGTAAAATTCTTAACAAAATTCAGGGAATCGCTCTGGTTAGCGTACTGAGTGGTCTCGCCCGGCACTTCAAATACATAAGCATTATTTCCAAGAGTAGCTCCACTTTGGGCTGTAGCTTTGGCACTAACCGTGATCTGGAGGGTACTATATCCTTGTATGAACTTGGTGTTTGAGCCTGTAAGTGCAACAGTTGTGGAATTACTATCCAGATGAGTTACTGCACTTGAAGACAGAATTGGTGCCACTCCAGTCAAATATCCAGTGGCTGTTGTTGTAGAAGTAGAGCCAATTTGAGTGCTTTTGGATGAGTCTGTGTACGTTTTTAGTTCAAATGTAAAAGTTGTACTATTAACGCCACTCATACGAGCATAAATACCAGTCGTTGCTGTTGTTAATTCCGCATTTGTAAATGTTACATTCCCAGTAACATAATTGTTTCTGGTGGCTACTGTATTCGCTCCAATTTTGATTGTCAGCACATCATAGTATCCGCTGTAATATTTTGTACACGGGACGCTGAAAGCTGAACCAACACCTGATGAACTGTCTATATTAAAATTATTAATATATCCTAATGTTGATCCTGCTGGATCAATTGATAAAGAATATGAATAAGTAGCATCTCTACCACTATTGCTATATGCTCTAAAAGAAACATTTGTAGTTCCCGAAGTTTTATAAGGGACTTCATACCAAGGGGAATCATATACTATAGGTGATGCCCATTGATTGGGCGTAGTGTTTTTTATTTGGACTGTTTCACGCTTAATATATTCAAAGGATAAATCTTGATTGATAGTATATCCAAATGAAGATGCTCCTGTTACTGCTGAAACTTCTGTTCTAGTTTTGTAAAACATACTAGATCCAGATCGGTATTTATCGTAATAAAAATTAAGGCGTATTTCGGGCAAAGCGGATGTCCATCTTTCATCTGATAATATCAAAGTCCAAGCCATAATCTCACCTCCTTATCCAATAAAGTATATATCGTCAGATATTGCTGTAATGGACATATTTTTCACAGTAATTTGACTAGTTACAGATCCACTAGTAGCTGTAAATGTATCGCTATATTGAGCGACAGTGGTACTACCGTTTTTAAACTCTAAAGAATTATCGTCAAATTGGGAATAAAAATCCGTGTTGGAAACATCATAAAGTCTCTGTCCATCAGCGTTTAGAACATAATTTATCCCCCTCGTTTCTTGAGCATTAGGAGTCCAAATCTTTGAATCTCCATATTGAAGAATTAAATCCGAGATATAAAAATCACTATTGTTACTGTAAATTTGAATACTTGAAGTGTTAGCTGTTGACGTGTAGGTATAAGAAAATTCTGTTCGAGTGCTAACGCTTGTGGTCGTACTTAAAATATCCACATAAGTAGACGGAGTTAAATATAACCTAATATGACTCTCAGAACCACCGTTGTCGGTATGTTTGTACTTTCCAGATATTGTATAAGTTTTATTTAATTCGGTTTGGAAAGTTTGAGTAAATGTTCCGGCATTAAGCATGAGTTCAGACTTACATGCAGTATTTTCTTGAACTTCTGCACTTTGTGAAATTGTATAAACTGCTCCGCCACTAATAGTCCATTCTTCCCCATCCAAGTAAAACTGAGTGTTCTTTAAAAGATTAAATCCCCCCACCTGACTAATAGTGTTTGTCGTACTTGTTAAAGTTTGAGAGATTGTATTATCTAATATCTCTGTTGTTACATAATTGTTCGTTAAATCGCTAGATATATCTTGAGTAATAGTGGCTATTGAAGTTATAGTTTGTTCCTGCTTATCTACTCTAATTTCTGTCAATTTGTTGGCTTGCAACGCTGTAATTGGATTAGAATATTCTACCGTAGCCTTGATCACAGATGGTGCTTCTAAAGTAATTTCAGTGGCATTATAAGTAATACGTAAGACAGTAGTTTCCACACTTTCTCCATCTTTATTTATTACTGTAATCTTATCACCACATTCTAGATGAGGATATAAGCAATTGGTTAACACCATGCTACTATATCCAAACCCAATACAATTAGTATAAATAGCTCCAATTAAGGCTTGCCTCTTAGCTTGAGAATAGGCAAATGGATTATCATTAATCTTGAGATAGTTTTCACCATAAAGTAATATCCCAGCTTCCCAACGTTGGACTACATTTTCGCCTTCGATATTTGATACGCCCAACGATACTATTGTAATTGGCTGAGTGTCTCGTTTATCTTCAAATTCAACATATTCTCCCGCTGAAATAGTCACTCCTGAATCACTTGGGAACAATAAATATAGTTTGTCATCTCCCCTTATCTTGGCAAAAGAACCTGCCATTCCTGCTACTGCAGATACTACATTTCCAAAACTAGGAGCTCCATCAAATTGATTAGAATCAACGATAAAGTCTGAGTTCGGGAATGAAGTAGTAGCAAGAGTAACTCCACAAGCTGTGCAAACTTCTTGTAATACGTCTAACATAGTAATCGTGCCTAGTGTATAATCTAAGCTTGTTACGTAAGGATTAGCAAAAATTAACCCATAATCATAAGCCACTACCTTCACGCTTTCTTTAGTGTCTGATTCGTTAACTTCAGTAACTACAAATGTCCCATAACAGATAGATTCCCAAGATCCGTCATATAATTTAAATTCTTTGTATGCTTTGAATTCTTTTCTTTTAAATTCATAAAAATCAGGATATTCGAACTCAATACGCTTCATAATGAAGTTTTGAACTATATTCCCGTCTTTGTAGCAATCGTCGTAAAGATCAAACCATAAATATAATCTTTCCCCATCAATGATAATATAATCTCGCTCGGTTACGACATCACTTTTTAAAGCTGTAGTTAATTCTGTACTTATATTGACCACGAACCCACCTCACTTGTTTTAGTGAGTACCACTTCATAATCTGTATATCTTTCACCATTATTTGAACTAATCATTGATACAGGATTTTTAACAACTACAAAATTATATGTTTCATAAGCTCGAGTATTTGGATTCCAAACTTGATATTGTCCATCGGTAAGTTGTTCAAAATATTCTTTAATGGTTGCTCCATCTAAATTCCCAAATTTAAGTGAGATAGTGATATTTGAATACTGAGCATAAACTGTTTTAATTGTGCCATCTGCTTTCGTTGATTGATTAAGTATTACAGGTTGATAGTCAAAAGAATATCCCTCCGATAAAATTTGATTAAATTCATAAGTTCCTTTTTTGATTAAATATGTACTAATAGCCATATTGGAGCGACCTCCTGTCATTGATTCTGTTAACAGACTTAGTTATAGTTTCACCGTCTAAATTTAAATAAGAGGTATAAGTACCGTCAACTGTTATAGGTTGAATAGACATTATATTATTATATGAATTCCCAGCTTGCACACTCCAATTTAATTTAGCATTTTGAAGATCAATTGCATTGCTCATATCACTATAAATGTTGCCTATTTCTTTTCCAAACCCTATTCCTAATCCTTGTGCTAAATATTTGCCGTATCCAGCTGTGATTCTTGAAGGAGAATTTTCCCCAAGAGCTTTCATCATTCCCGACAATAATCCACTGCAAAAAGTAGAAACTTTGTTATACAACCATCCGGCTGCCCCACTTATACCATTCCAGAGTCCTTTGACAATATCCGACCCCACATTGTAGAGTTTTCCTGGCAATTGCGCGAACCAAGAAACTACATTGTTAATAATCCCAGATATCCCACTGCTCATTGTAGAACCCAGATTAGAGATCCAAGCACTAACCTTGCTTACAGTTTCTACAAGCCAAGCCCAAATCTTACTTGGAAGTTGTTGGAACCAAGTCACCACGGCATTTATTACTTGTGCCATGCCATAATTCATCTTATTTTGTAGATCGGATATCCACGCAACTACTTTGTTAAAAGTTTCAACTAACCAAGTCCAGATACGACTAGGCATTTCCGCAAACCATTTCACAATCCCATCTACTACAGCTTTAAATTTAGATGGTAATTCTTGAAACCAAGTCACAGTGGCATTCCAGGTGTCTACAATCCATTTGGCAGAATCTTTAAACATCTGAACAATCTTGTTCCAGATAGCCGTTACAGCGTTTCTAAAACCTTCATTTGTGTTCCAAAGGTAAATTATAGCCGCTACTAACACTGCAATTATAGCAATTACAATCCCTATTGAATTAGCTAAAAATACAGCATTTAATGCTGCTTGAGCTTTAGTCCACAAACCTGTTACAAAAGTAACTATTGTAATTTTACCCGTCAATAACGCCACTAAAGTTTCCCAAACTGTTAATGTTCCGTTAAGTACACCTTGTGCTATTGTTGCCCCATTTGCTGTTGCTGTGTACAAAGCCAATGAAACTTGTGCCAGTTGAAAACTTTGTATAACACTTTGAATTATTGCTCCTGTTTTGAAACCTATCATTGCTGCTGTAGCGACAGTAATTGCCAATCCTATTGCCTTTATAGTTTCTAAAAATGCATTCCAATTTCCAGTTTGAATATCTGCTGTAAGTTGACTCATAAGATTCGTCAGTGCTGGTAAAATTTGATTAGTTATTAAATTATAAAATGGTTGTAAAATTGCACCCGAAAACTTCCCGAACGCATCCATAAATGTTGACCAACGTCCACCAAAAGTCTTAGCATATTCATCCATGGCGCCATAAAAACGTCCGCCCTCTGAAGTAGCGTCTTTAAAGGCTTGGGTGACCATATCTGTGGTTATAGCACCTTTTTCCATTTGATCTTTTAATTCACTCATGGATTGTCCAGTTCGTTTGGATATATATTCCAAAGGATTGAATCCTACATTAATCATTTGGTAAAAATCTTGAGTCATCATCTTTCCTTGAGCTTGTACCTGCCCAAAAACCAAAGCGAGACGTTGAAAATTTTCGCTATTTCCCATCGAAATATCGCCTAAATTTTTTAAAATAGGCATTACATCGTTTGCATTTACTCCAAAAGCCAGTAAAGTTTTGGCAGCATTACTTACACCTGGTAAATCAAATGGTGTTGAATTAGCAAATCTCTCAAGTTCGGCTAACATATTTTTAGCTTTATCAGCACTTCCCAATAATACTTTAAATGCTGCACTTGCATTTTCCATTTGCTTGTTGTAATTAAATCCGGCTACACCAATTGCAGTAGCCGCCGCACCAATAGCAACTCCGATAGTAGTAAAAGCATCTTTTATTAAATCCGAACCTTTAGATGCACTTGCTTTCATTTGATTTAAACCTGACTCAAAACCACTTTTATCGAGTTCCGTACTAATTCTTACTTTTCCGTCTGCCAATAATTATCACCCCAATATGTTTGCAAAATCTCGTTCCTTTTCTCGATCGCTACGAGTATCGGGTAAACGATATTTAAGTTTTAATTTGCGATAATACTTACGTTGTTCTTTATCTTTAATTTTAGATAAATCCATTGCCCTATAACTCATAATCTTGCTAAACAGATGATCTTCATTTAAACCAGTAAACAAAGCTCTAAATTTCCACCAATGCATATATTTAATTGAATTTAGATCAATGTTGTACTGAGATAAAAAAGCCGAAAAGATATATTCGGCATCATACTCAAATGAATAAATTTGTTTATAATTTTCACTACTTTTAGATTCTTTAATATCTTGACCACAAGCATAAAACCATACGATATTTTTAAATGCAGAATTGAAATCTATAATTTTGTCTACATAAAACAAATCTAGAGCCAATTGCAATTTCTCTGATTCAAGAACAGTACTATCTTGCATTAATAATTCAAATAAAATTGACACTCGAAAATCGCTATTAATTCTTAACCCATCTAAAGATTTAGGTAAATCGTCTAGAATTATGTTTGACACGATTTAAATTGTATTTCTCAAATGATTTATTAGTGTCATTTACATCCTCATTAATAGCACTGTACAATTCACCAAAGGCTTTAATACATAACCTCATATCATTTTTATTTGTTATTATTTTGTCTGTTGGTTCTGAACCAATTAAATCAACAAAAAACTGGATAATCAATTGACATACATCTTCAGATTTTTGGTAGACTTTTTTATTAGAATTTTCTATCTCTTGAATATCACGGAGCAATTTTTCATGATTTAATTCAAATGTTTTTAAATTGTTTGTATCGTAATGATTGTATTCAATTTCAATTCCGCAAACTATCATTAGACGCTAGTACCCCCCGCTGTAAATGTAGCTACAGATTCATCTGCATTTAATGTAGCAGTACCCGTTACTTGTGCAGTTTTAACTTTAAAACTACCACTATATGTATAAGCATCGGTAGAATCTCCATCGCTATCAGGAACAACGGCATAAGTTCGTTGACTCGCTGCATAAATACCTGAAGTAATTTCATTAGATTTATCTACAACTACAATTGATACAATCGCAGATGAACCAGTAGCTTCACCATCTATTATTGTAACAAGGGCATCATGTACTGCATCATCTGAATATTGATCAAATGTAAAGTCAAGCGTTGGAGAGTATCCTGTTACATCTGTATTTTCAAAATCTTCATCTACGTATTGACGATTGTATTCAATAGGATTTTTAGTGTTAGTTAGTGCCGTAAAACCTGTCATGCGTTTATACTCCCCAGACACTTGCATAAACGCTAACTTATCTGATCTTTTTACTAAAGTTGCCATTATATTGAGCAACCTCCTTGAACATATTTTTTAAAATAAGTAATTCGCATTTGAATTGCATATTTAGCTGAGTCTGAACTAGTATCTTGAATAGTACCAACATTTAAAATTTCAATTGATTGAATACCTTCAATATTTGGTAGTATTCCAAGACGATTATTATTTTGAATGCAATTAGTCAAAGTTTCGTAAAACGTGCTGTTTTGCATATTTTCAATTACATCTGAACTGTAATATTCTAGAGAACCAAGTTGGAATACATATTGATTAAGTGTTGAACCATCCATATAAGTTCTCAATACTTGAGATACAGGAATTGGCTCTATTACATATTCAGTAGGCTTTTCACCAAGATAATCCACATTAATCTGGGCAAATTGATTGATCATTGGTAGACTAACTATATATTCTCTAATTTGCGTAATCATCTTATCCCCTCCTAATGTAGTTTTCTAAATCTTGGTATAACTGCGAACCTTCGGCACTTAGCATACGTTTATCCCAAAATTTACCCCTAATACCCATACCTCTATTTTCATAATATTGTCGACGAGCATAAGGAACCAAATAATCAATTCCATCTGCTCGAACGTCAACTGTGTCTCGTAACGCTCCTGTTTTAAAAGGCACGTATTTACTTTGTCTACGATACGTTTCATTTGCTAAAAATAACTGTGCTCTACCGTTTGTATTAATTCCCAATCTTCTTTCAATAATATCTGCACTATTTAATTCAACTGTGATTTTAAAACTCATTACACACCACCAATTTCTAAGTGTTGTGTATTTGCACTACCGCTCAGGTTAGACATGAGATAGGTTACGTTGTATGCATTTGTGTATTTGTTTTCTAACTCACTTTGTTTAGTAATCACATCAGTCACCGTGCCTTTGACAATTATGTCGCCATTTTGAATAGTCCAATAACCCAACGGATTTTCTCGAAATGTAATAGGGTCAACATAATAAGTCATATAATTCGTATTGAATGGTATATAAACTGTGACCTTATCATTTTGATTTAATCCCCTAGCAAAAGTTGCTCCACTTGTAGATTGCCAAAACACTTCCTTTATTACATGGCGTTGCCATTTGTCTAAACGAGTAATTGGATCTATGTATTTGTTGTAAATGGTCATTGAACTATTCGTTTTCAATTTACATACACTCCTGTTGCTAGCAATCCTGTATTACCTAAATATTGCAATGCAAGTTCATATTCTCGATATGGTTGAATAGCGTAACTTACACTGTAATTTCCAACACTCTCATTTGTGAGAACCTTCCCGCTGTTCAAATCACACTCATAATAGTAGTCGGCAATTTCACAAACGGCTAGATTATATTGCCTTTCAAACTGGTCGATAACTATTCTGTTTTGAGTCAGAGTTTTAAGGTTATAATCTGCTTTCTCTGCATATTTACTGAATAAATCAGCAGGGATATCCTCACCATGATATTCTTCAATATAAAAAGTGTAATCAGGTAATGCCATTAAATACTCACACTTCCATTAAGTTTTACTTGTACTGCTAATGCATTTGTAACTACATCTTTGTAGATCATTCGACCTTGCAATGCAGAAGCTCCAATATGCACACCATCTCTTAAATCCACAATGTTTGGCATTATTTTCCAAGAATCAATAGCTTGACACCAAATTGGAGAATATACGATGTACTGCACGTTTGCAGGCATTATGTAATTAGCTTTTACGTTAACTCCATTGATTTTGCCGATTACTCCATCTCTGATTAATTCAGCACCAAGTTGGCCAGATGTATTTGCAAACTTGTCATCAGTCAAAAGTAGCAACTCAGTATCTGCCGAAACTGCAACTCTCAAATCTGTTGCCATAATTCCACGTGCTTTTAAATTTTTAATTGATGTTGCAATTGTGGAGTATGCTGTAGAAGTACTTAATGCACTAGTATCTAATTCTGTAGTTCCGCCATCAATAAGAGCATTAATTGCCGATAACTCCAAAGTTTGACCAATCACATAAGATGCTGATTCTAATCTTTGAGCAACAATATTATCAGGAACTGCAACTGCTTCATAACCATCAATCAGTTCATTTAATGCTTTGTGATTGTCTACAAGAATTTGAGTATAAGTTGTAGATGATTGAGTTAACGATACACCGTGTAGGATGTCGTAGTTGGATAAAGTTATGTCGCCACCACGTACTGGAATGTTGACTGCCCCGAATATCGGATTTCCTTCAAAATCTCTACTAAAATCATTTCTTATATTGAATTGCTGACGCATTAATTTTATTATCGCGTTAGCATATTGCTCTTGTCTATAATGAGTACCATTAATTGCTATTGGATTTGCCATTTAATTCACTCCTTAAATACGTTAGGATGTTTTCTTCTTAAAATCGATAAATAACCATCTTCATCGTTTGATAAAGCGGTAGTTTTAGATATTACTCCTGTGTTTTTCACAGTGCTTATTTGCCCTAAAAATCTTGGATTTTCGGTTAGAAAAGACTTAAGATTATCTTCAAATTCACCATCAAGTTTAGAGATTTTGTACATGACATAGTCTGCGTCATCATAATTTACACCCGACTTCAACACGATATTCTCTCGTTTAAGATTCTCTTTTTCAGATTGTAATTGATGATACTCTTGTTCTCGCTGAGCTAGCTTTTCAGCTTCTGTTTTCTGACTTTCTTTCCATTGTTTGAATGCCTCAATCTCTTCTTTGTTTGGCATTTGTTTTTTTGCTCTTGCCAATCTAGATTCAATTAAGTTATCTACCTCTTCCTGAGTGAATGTTTTAACTCCTGATTGTGTTGATTCAACTTCATTTTCAACAACTTCAGTAATTTGTTCTTTTTCAGACAAAATAAAAAATCCCCTTTCTTTTTAGACATTAAGTTGGTCAATAATACCAATATAAAGCCAAGAAATAGAGATTTAACACAAGATTTACACAACAAAAAAGATCTGCTAAACTAATAGGTGATAGCCAATTAGTTAGTAGCAGATCCAACAGTTATTATCTGTGATTTGTTACTCACTGTCAATATAGAGGTGAGTATTATTTTTTATTTTAATCCAGAGTTTGCAAAAAAGTATGGTCTTCATGAAGCTATTGTATTTGAAGTAATAAATAAACTGAATAATTTTACAAATAACAAATTTTATTTAAATAAACATTGGGTAGAATTAACAGGTTATACATATAACATAGATTTGTATTTCATACCTGAAAATGAAGTAGATTATGCAATTGCTAATTTAGTTAAACGTAATGTATTAGAAGAATTATATATAGATGATCGTTATTATTACACTATACTAAAACGTGACTGAAAAATTAGACAAAATAAAAGCCACCTAAATGGTGACTAATTTTGAATCGTATATGTTTATGATGATAATGTCATTAGTTAATTTATTTAGTTTGATTCTCTAAAAGTCACGTATTCTTCTTCTGTACTAGGTAACAAAATAGGAATGGTTCCTTTTGGTAAAACACCGTAATATCCAACTGATCTTATAATCTCAATATTAAAATTTCTTTTTTTTCTCTCTTGTTCATCGAAATACTTTTTCTCTTCTGCATCAAGACGTTTTGACGCGGCATAAGCTTCAACTAAAGTGTTAATAATGTGAAAGCTAGCACGCATTGCCCAAACCATCAATACACTACTACCCAACAAAACGATAATCGTTTTACAAATACATTTACCGCCAACTACTTGTGCTAATTGTTTATCTGTCATTTATTTTCTCCTTTGTGAATTATCACATTATCATCTCTTATTTGCTTTTCTAAAGATAGTCACCCAAGAGGGTGACTATAAACTAACATTTATTCTTTCAATCAATATTGAAGATACTTCATCATAATTTGCTTTAAATCTATCTGCAATTTCTTTCAGGCTTGGTCTTCCTTCCTTTTCATAATACCCCATATAAAGTTGATGTGCTTTTTTAAAATGTATGAGTATATAAATCTAATGCTTTGTCATATTCTGCCTTACAACCATCTATATAGAATTTAGGATAATTTCCACTTAAAGCATCTTCATAAACTGATTTAGCTTTAAAAAACATTGCTGATACTTCTTTCGATTTAGTCCCACTACTAGGTAATGTAAAATTAGTATTACTTGGTGTCATAGTCTTACGTCCTGTATAAAATCCTTGTGTAGTCATACCACCTATTACTTCAGTTAATTTATTTAATTTTAGTTCTCTGTCTTTCATAATAATCATCTCCTTTTATTTTATTTGATTACCTGTACCCACCTACTTAATGTAATCATCAATCCCACCCTTTGATTTAAACCACCTCCTTAATTTTTGATTTTGGTGCAAAGACTTTATCAAACCATCTGCGTTCAAATTCAAAGCCTTGTCTTGGTTTGAATATTACTTTAACTCTGTCTAATGTTTTTACTGTAATCATCTCAATCACCTCCTCTTATAATTTATACTTTTATTTACTTTTCAATCTTCAGTTTATTTGTTTTTGTATTATATTATACACTTGACTTACCAAAATATTACAGATATTACATATTTTAGGTGACAAAATTTAAGCTTATTTCACATAGATTTTTGTGCAAATTGCACAAAGAATATTTGAATATTGATATGTTATACTATAAAAAGTTAAAGTGATACCTTGAGTGAAATAAAACACCTAACGAGGGGTTTATTTTATTGATACTCTCTTATAACCAGGCACTCGCATTCTTTCCATTTGAGTAGGTATTCCCGCACACTTACTTAAAATTCTATATTGGTTAGTCAATCTAGTAATGTTCTGTTGAGCTTTAGCAATTGCTTGTTTATTATTTGATGCAACTGCTATGATTTGAAAATCTTTCTGTTTTCTTATTTCTGTTTCGAGTTTTCGTTGAACTTGAGTTAATTCATATTTAGTATAAGTTTGCCCTTTATAATTCATCTTTTCTCGACTTTGTAACTGAAAATCTTTAAGTTGAGAACGTGTATAACTAGGACTAGATACTCCCAAAACGATACTGTAAGCGAAATGCTTGCAATTAAGCGTGCCTATAGGTCGAGCTAAACTATTATTTAATTCTTCGTATGCTTGCTTAGTGTATTGTCGTCCTTGATATGGTAAGTGATCTTCAGCACACAGAGGATGTGCCGATATTTCAACACCATCAGCACCAAATTCATAACCTATTTGATTTTGAATTCCTTGGTTTACTTGTCTTACACCTTCAAGTAAATTCATTCTGACACTTGTATCCAATCGTCTTGAATAGCCCGTTGGATAGTCCATAGTGTGTATACCTTGATCTGCATAATTCTTAATCAACTTATACATATCGTCTTGATAACTAGTAAATCCATTACTAACCGAGGTTACCGCTTGATCTATACCATTTCTGTAACCAGACGCTAAGTTATACCAAATGTTTTTACCTGTGTAATTAGAAGGCAAATTAAATCCAGTCGTTCGTGATGCATTTTCAAACGATCCAGCTGTCAAATCAGCCCAAGATTTAACCTGTCGCTGAAGTCTTATATTATCTGCATACGGAATATAACTAATGTTTCGATAATCATATAATGGTTTAGCAAGCGACGTACTTTTACTAGCAATTTGATCGTAAAGAGGATATATATCGTCTATATTCTTACCAGTTGCAATTGCTAATTCTTTAGTTATTTTATTAATATCTCCGCCAATCTCAACACTATTAGCAAGTGCATAAGCATCATTGGAGCTGAGTTGTCCAATTTGTTTTATTCTCAATCCCAATTTTTCTAACATAAAAGTAATTACAGTATTTACACGCCCCGTGAACCTAGCATCTATTAATTCTAATACCTCTTCGGATAATACTGCCATATTATGCTCCTACTAATTGCTGAACAGTAGGTTCATTTGCACTTATTTCCTCTATTTTTTTACGAGCTAAGATTTCATCTTCATTGTAAACTTTCATTCTATATTCCACTTTGCTCGTAATTCCAGCATTCACTTCTTGCATCAATCTTTGTTGCTCTGCAGAATCATTTTTAAATCTAGAATAATCTGTAATTACTTCAACTGTATTGGTTTGAATTCCCGCAAGATAACAAACCACTTTTACTAAATTCTCAACACATTCAATAAGTACAGAATCATAGTTATCTTTAGTTCGGTATGCATCACTATCCCTCGACATAACCTCAGTTGCTGTCATAGGCTGATTCCCGCTGAAACTGTAGAAATTCTCTCCAAATCCAATGTTTGAGGATAGCCAATTGAGTTCACTCTGAATACTTTCGATATGTTCTTGGTATCTCAATTTGAAGTCAATATCTTTGATTGGTTGCTGATCCATACCCCTCAGAGCAACATAGGTTGTGTCATTTTTATCAAAATACATCGCAGTGGTTACATTTCCAGCATCATCCACACTAGGTAATCCTTTAAGAGCTGAAGCATCAACCAAAATACGCTTTCTACCTGAAACGAACTCGTTATTAAAGCTGTCATATTTAGTATCAATTGTTTTTAATCTATCTACACTATTACCATAGATACTAATTCCCATTGGATTATCTAAATCATAGTTATTAACAATTGGGAATTTTAAAACTTGAAAGTGTGGATAATCTATATTGGTATAAATTACTTCTTCCTGTACATCAGGGAACATAAGATTAAATGGTATTTTTGTTCCTAGTTTATTTTGTATTTCGGAACGATACAACGCATTATACTTTGTATAAACGCGATTCTTGTATTCGTGATAAACCAAATGAATATAATAAATCACTTTCCCATTTTCCATTCTAGTAAAAGGATTTACAGTAACAAATCCTGTGATCTGAGCATTACAATATTGAAAAGGTATTATCCTCGTTGGATCTCCAATATACTCAATCATCACTTGATTATCATACAAAAACTCACTAAATACGACAGTTCCGAGAGCTGAACATAGTTCCAATTGTCTTGGAAACATTACCTCAAAATTATTTCTTTCTAGTATTTCCCATAATTGCTCTGTTTTCGATTCATCGTCTAAATTAATTTGCACTTTGTTTGACCAAAGTAACTTGGACATATCTTCACTCACTTTCTTAGCTAGGTTCATTGTCATTTTTTCTTTTAAAACTGTAGTTCCATCTGCCAATTTGACGTTATATAAGTGAAAATCTGAAACTAAACCTTTATACCAATCTTTCCAATAATCTATTTTGGAATAATAAGCTGAGTTTATACTATTTAATCCATCTTTCATTAATTCTTGAATAATTTGTTCATTTATTGTCATTATTAATCTCCAAATAAAGCTCTGTTTTGAGCTGTATCTTCATACATATAATTTGCAAAGGCTGTCCAATTTGTAGCATTCTGATAAACGCTTAAAGAACCAACAGGAACATATACTCGTAGTTGAGCATTAATACTACTACTATTATTAATAGCTAAAGTTGTAATATCGGAAGGTGAATTAAAACGCTTAAGAGTTATTACTGTTAAATAATTACAACCATAAAATACGTATTCTCCTATGTTTGTTACAGTACTAGGAACCGTCAGAATATTAAAATTTACACAATTAGCAAAAGCATAATCATAAATATTAGTAATACTATTTGAAAAAATCACGTCTTTTAATTTGGCACAACTATTAAAAGTTGATACTGGAATTGTTGTTAAATTATTGGATAATTGAACTTTTATTACACCGGAACTGGAAACCAGGAATGAACTTACACTATTTACAGAATTAGGCATTATAAACTCTGACAAAGAATAAGTATCATATAAACAAGCTTGTCCTAAAGTTGTGAGACCATATCCAAAAATTGCATGTGATAGACTTACACAATCAGCAAAACAACTATTATTTAATAATGTACACTCAAATGGCGTTATAATATATTCGATATTTCTACAAGAACTGAATACATATTTACCTATACTAGTTATAGTATTTGGAATATTTACTATATTAAGATTAACTGAATTTACTAACGCATAATCTTCGAGTGTAGCTTTTTCACCAATAAATAAGTTTTCTAAACATCTTATGTAATTGCTATTATTACCACCAACAAAACTATAACTACTTGATTTATTTCCAAAAGAATATGTTCCGGAGCCAGAACTTATCCATATCGTTATTTCATATTTACCTGCAGTACTATAAGTATGAGAAGTATTTAAATTTCCAGATGATGTCGTTGTATAATTAGCAGAACCATCACCCCAAGAAATTGTAAGTGTTGAAGTATCAGATTTGTTGAAATAAACTGGTACACTTAATCCGGTACCTGCAGTTGTTATTATAAAAGCTGAAGTTTTACGTATTCCATCACTAGTTACATTCCTATATACTGCACCAACATCTAAATCTTGAGTGATATTTGTAAGATTAGAATTTGAATGATTCCAAGAAACAAATTCCAGAGCACAGGATCTTGTTGTAGCAGCTAAGGTTTGAGGTATGGCAGGGGGTATAACCGTACCACCTGAATTAACATACTTTTCTAATATTTTATAATCTAATACACCATTTGTAATATCTAAATAAAAGAATCTAACCTTATAAGCTCCGGTACTCTGAAATACTTTAGGTTTCACAATCATAATGCACCTCCTGAAACTGCTTTAACTACTGCAATTCCCAAACTGAGAGTAATTAAAGGTGTGACGGTGACTGTAAATGTTATTGAACTTCCCGATTGGGTGTATAACAAACCGTAGTCAACATAATAAGAATCTGGAGCTTGAATGGTCACAAAATCAGCGTCAACTAATCCTGTTATAGACTGAGTAAATGAGTTAGTTGACCAATCACTTGTTAAAATGTCTAGCGTATAAGTTTTATTTAATCTTGCATCAAATTCTGCCTGTACATTAGTAAGTACATCTCCACCATTATCATAACTAATTGCACTCGCTGGATGAGAGTTTGTAGCATCTCGATTAATTAAAGCATTATGGTCAGTAGTACTTGCTGAAGTAGGAACACCAGTCTGTACTGTTCTAAAGTCTGCACTCTCAATATAACTTCCCGCTGGAGTGCCTGTAGTTCTTTGATAAATAACTCTGTAAATTAATTTCCATTCTGCTGTACTTAAATTTATTGTAGGGGCTGAGGCATTCCTTGCGTTAGTCAGATTTGAATAATCACCTTGACCAATTACACAATATATAGGCTCTGTAGGGTCATTTGTAGCATATACCCAGTTTGTAGCATATCTATTGTTAGTTACATCTTGTAGAGTGCCTGAACCGTTGTCATACTGAAGAATACCACCAATACTAACAGCCTTAGCATAATTTGAACCACGAGTAAGTCTCATACCAGTTGTAGCATTTCTATGCCACAATGAACACGTAGTTCGAGTACTACCCGTGTCTGCTTTTAAATCTTCATCATAAATAATACCTTGAGTAACACTCAATGTTGAAGTAGCAAAAGTACCAGTCAAACCAGATTTATACATTGCTCCAATGTTATTGTGTGCCCAATAGTGCCACGCCTTGTTCCTTTCGTATCCGTGTCTTTCATCAGTTAGTGAATAGGTTGAACCGTCTTTAAATACTATTGCTACCGGAATGTTGTAACCGCTAGTTAAGTCCCACGCGGTGATACTCTTTTGCAATACTCCAGCTGAATCCAAATAAACATAAGTTATCGTTTGATCTTCCGTTACTGTGACTGTTTGTGTATTTGCTAAGACATGTTTAGTACCCATTGTGTACACAGTAAACGAAGTAGTTGTAGGAGCTAACGTAACAACACCAGAGCCATTTACTGAAATTGTTGAATCTGTACGATTCACAAAACCTGCGAATGTTTTAGAAACATCAAATGTTTTATTCGCCCAACCAGTACCTGTATAGTAAGGAAAATCATTACTTGCAGGTGTTGTGATTGTTACATCACTTAATTCATCAAAAGTATAACTTGGTTTGGTTGGCTCTTTTGCCCAAGCAGATACAGTTGGATCAACTTCCTCTGTTAAATAGTTTCCAGCTGGTTGGATGCCTAAATCAGCAGAAGTTTTGTTTCCTGTTAACTCAATATCATTTACACTTGGTTTATTAGTTAATTGTGTGTAATCAGTAGTTCCACCTGAACCACCTGCTTTATATGTACCATCATCTGCTAAAAATTTAGTACCATCACCTGTAGTATCCAAAATGGAGGTGATAGTATATAACTCTGCTATTTGAGCAGTATGAGTGGCAATGATGTCAGGATTCTCTTCAGCTGTGATTTCGGATATATTTAAAGCATTATCTATTGTTAGTAAATACTTTTGCCATTGTACTTTTACAATATCGTCTCCATTAACAATTGTTGCCCATAATTGCAATTCTAAAGTACCACTTAAGGTTAAAGAATCATCTAATTCAATTGTGTAGCTCGTTTCGCCTGAACCTAATGAGTATTGTTTTGTTATTGTACCGTTCTGACAATCCATCACAAAACTAAAATCTTCATAATCTTCAGGAACTGTTATATTTATAATTGTTCCTAAGTTTTCGTTATCAAAAGTATGTACTGTATTCTGATTGTATACTGCTCCATTGAGCAAATATGTCAGAGTTAAAGTTTTAAACATGAGACCTCCTAATTCTTATAGATTCATTCACGTAACCCCAATTTATTTAAATTATCTTTTATATAATATTGAAAAGCATCTACTGTATGATCAGCATAATAATAAGTGTAATCTTTGGCGTGGGTATTGTAATAAAGTTCAGTAGAAGGTAGTTCTTTCTCAATTTTATCAGGCATTGGTTTCCCTTTTTCCACAGATTCTACACACCACATATAGTTTGTTATTTCTTTTATAAACATCTTATTATTTGAGTTGTCTATGATTCTAAATTTCCCTCTAGCTATAAAATCCTGAGAGAATTCAATCAATTCCTCTTTATTTTTGCCTTTGTTTACGGGATAAAGTCTTATTCCATAATCTTTGTAATATTGGTTTCTTAATGCACCCTCTGCACTGTCTATAGTTTCTCGATCTACAGTTGCAGAATATTCTCGTTGTATGTCACATCTGAATTTAAAAATATCTCTAGCTAGTTCTGTAGGAGCCTTTTTGACCTGTTTCTCATTTGGAGAGTAATAATAAGTGTCTAACAGATACCAATTACCATCACTTGCATATCCAAAACATAATGATGTTGTCGCTGAAGTTTGGTGACCTGTGTCGATTGCAAAGTCCAAATATAAGATTCTTAATTTGTTGTCTTTGAGATGATTTGGAGAAACGATTTGTAATAGATCTGGATTGTAGATTAGTCCATCAATACCTATAACTTCACCTAAATATATCCATCTGTAACGCTTTTCATCGTACTTTTTAAGGCGTTCTGCCTCTTCTATAAATGAATTCCCAAGCCAATTATGAGGAACTGCTCTATAATCTGTACTTGTTACTTGTATTCCTTCCCGCTGTCGTTGATTTTCGACCCAGATATTAACCCAGTGGTATCGATTCTTGGGCGGATTGTAGGAATAAAGTGAGATGAACCAATCCATGTTGCCACGACTAAATGTAGCAATAATTTGGTCTAGTATATCTTGATTATCAAACTCAGTTAACTCTTCAAACCAAACTATCTTAATCGGATTAGATTCATCAATCATACCTTTGAGGCGTTCATAGTCATCTCCACCAGCAAAATAGATATTATTACCATTGGCAAGTCGTATGTACATTGGAGATAAGTAGCACCAATAGTCCATGTTTTCAACTTGGCCAAGACGTTTTAATGCTCTCTTAATCTCTTTGTAAACGCTGTTCCTGATAGTGTTCTGATACCTCTTCAAAATAATTGCACTACAGTTTTTCTCTTGAAGACAGTGAAATACAACTTTGATGGCATTCTTGCTAGTCTTAGTTGATGCTCTACCACCTAAATCTATTTGATGAGGTTGTTTGGATAGAAATGTACTCCAAAAGTGTGGAGCTATTATTTCTTTTAATTTTATTTTATTTATAGACATCAAACAATCACCTTCCCTGTAACCGCTTCACTTATTACGCTCTTGCGGTATTCTTTTAATAACTCAATTAACTTTTTCTGATCTTCAATAATAGAGTCAATTTGTGAAGTTTTGAGGTCTAGATAATTGGCTATAGATTGTTGGATATTAATTTTAGGAATTGCGCATTTCTCATTGAAGTACTCTGAAATATTTAGATTTTGTATTCCGGTGGTCTGGTTGATACTTTTGTTATTTAATCCAATAGAATAAAGTACCGAGAACAAGTAATTAATAAAAACATTATCATTATTTTGATTTACTTTAATTTTCTCAATAAAATTAGAACACAATGATTTAATATTTTTATTAAAAATAACTACTCTTCCTACCGGAAAGTTTTTACCACCGCCCGATTTCTCGATGATTAAATCATTTTTATTCAGAATTAATTTAATTATATTTACACTATCATCATAATTTCTAATAGTGTACTCATTATCCTTTATGCTCAGACTATTATAATCAAAATCAGCAACTCTGATACAAATGCAATCATTATTATTGCCCGCTGGCGCATTTCCCCAAGAACCTGTACAATGGTATTCTATACATAGTTTTATTTTTTTAACTTCCCAATCTTCAGGTATCTGACCAATCCAAGGAATCCCGCTGTCTTTCATTTTTACAGTCTTATCTAAACCTTTTGTCACAGCTTCGCTTATTAGGCTTTTCCTGTACTCTGACAGCTTTTTGTTTTGATTGGTTAAATTAGAAATAATAGAGTCAATTTGTGAAGTTTTAAGATCTAGATAGTTGGCAATGGCTTGTTGGGTTTGAAACGAAGGTACTGGTAATGAAATAATATTTAATTTGGACATTGATATTCTCATACGGATTTCAAGAATACCATTTCCTAAACCTTTTAAACTTTTTTGCAGAACTTCTGATTGGAAAATATAGTTATAGAACTCGATATTATATTTGTCTATATTTCTTGAGTATAACATGTAATAAACAGGACTAACGCAACCAAAGTAATTTGAAAGACCAACAGAACCGATAACAACATTCATACTGTTTACGACAATATCGTTAGGATATGCCAATTTATAACATGTTAAATCCTCTTTTGCTTTATTTCCTATATCTCCTTTTTCGCTATACAAAATTACTCCACGAGTGTTTGTTAAAGATAATATTTCTTCTGTCTTAATTGGATTATTATTTTCTTTTCTCTCCGCTAAAATAGCCTTCAATGGTTTTACTTCCCAATCTTCAGGTATCTGACCAATCCAAGGAATCCCGCTGTCTTTCGTGTTGTGTTCTTCGATGTCTGTTCTATTACTAAAACAGCTCATAAAAAACACCTACCTCATCAACAGAGAAAAACTCTTGACTTATTTTATTCTGAAGCTCTTTTATTTCAGCTAATATGTCTTCGCTATTTCTGAGAGGAGTAAATTTGTAGAAATATCTTGTAAAAGGAATTTCATAGCCTACTTTTGTCTTCTTCTCATCAATCTGAGCATCTGGTACATGTGGTAAAACTTCTCGAGTGAAATACTCTTTTATGTCCTCTTTCAGCGGGACTCTTTCTGTATCTTTACCATTAGTTTTACTATTGATAGTAATCTTGTGATACCCAAAATCTTTATTATCAAATTCAATATAATCTTCATGAGGTTCAATCATTGAATAAAGTTTGACAATATCTTCTCTGTTTTTGTCGCTTATTACATTTCGTTTGTTTCCCAGAGATTTTCTCATCTTCTCAAAGTAGGACACGCCATTTACTAGTCTAATCTTGCCTTTTCTTAGATCTGGTTTTCGATTTGAAAGTATCCAAATATATGTAGAGATTCCCGTGTTATAAAACAATTGATCTGGTAGGGCAATAATTGATTCAAGTAGATCGTTTTCTATTATCCATCTTCGGATTTCGCTTTCTCCGCTACCTGCATCTCCTGTAAATAAGGGCGAGGCATTTAAGACTATTCCTAATTTCCCATCGTCTGAAAGTTTTGAAATACAGTGCAATAAAAAAAGCATTGAACCGTCTGAAGTTCGAGGATAGCCTACTTGAAATCTGATATCTTCTTTAACTTTTTTTTCATATTTTTTCCAATCCAAACCAAATGGTGGATTTGATAAAATTAAATCAAATTTATTATCTGTAAATTTATCCTCAGTTAATGTATTACCGCATTTTATATTATCGCCTAAATACATAAGAGCGATATTAGTAGTATCTGGATTTATTTCTTGTCCAAATAATTTAGCATTTTTATATTTATGTTTAGCTGTTGATAAAAACCCACCAGTACCACAGGTAGGATCATATATAGATTTTGGGTTGTCAATGTTTACTAAATCAATAGTCAATTTACGAATATCCTCGGGAGTATAAAATTCGGCAGTTGTTGTCTCTGCAAAATAAGTTAAAAAACATTCGAATAAATCACCTAAATTGGATAAATCTATATCATACATAATAATTAAATCATTTAAAGTTCTTTTTATCACTTCATTTTTAATAATATCCTCATCACCGCATAAAAATGGCAATATTATTTTATGATATTCATGGGGGGAATAATCAGAGCGTAATAAATCCGAACATGCTTTTACAAAACTTTTCATTTTTTTGTCCTTTTAGGATGGTATTTATTTTCAATACATACTAAATATAGAAAATATATTCTATTAGTACACTAAACAGAGTGTAAATACTATATTACTAGGGTAACGTCTATTAATACTCTTTTCCATGTCTGTATTCTCGTTGTGAGTTATAATTAAGTTTCTCTAAAATTCTGTCTTCTAAATCAATACCATAATTACCACACATATCAAAAATTCTAATTACCGTATCTGCTAATTCACTTGGAACACCACAAGGTTTATTAAATTCGTAGTATGTAAAGTTTGGTTCAAAACCTTGTCTGTGTTCTTCCAAAGTTTCTGTAATTTCCGAATGTATTAAAGCAATCATCTCACCAAAATTACGCTCTTTATCCCAAAATCCTTTTTGTTTAGCTAAATTATGAGACATTCTAATCAAATCATTTAGATGCATTTAGATTTTCCTCGATCTTCTTCCAATTTATGAATCCAAACACACACAAACACGTTTGAACAAAGAAAAGGGCAAATCGAGCAAAATTATGATACATTATTAAATCCATTAATCCGTAACTTGTATTTGTAAATATCCAAATTGCAAATCCCCAGCGTTTTTGTTTCGCATTTCCCCAAGTGCCAAGTAAACACAAAGCTGTTAAAAACCAATTAAATAATATTAATGACATAATTTCCCTTCCTTAAAATGTTTTCGACAAAGAGCTATGTAAGATTCATTACCACCTATTTGAATTTGACTTCCATCTTTGATAACCTGACCATCTTTAATTCGAGCATTGTAAATACCCTTTCTTCCACACCAACAAGTTGTTTTGAGTTCTTCCAATTTATCTGCACAAGCTAACAACCAATAACTACCCTCAAAAAATTTACCTTGAAAGTCTGTCTTCAAACCATAACAAAAGACTCTAATTGAATATTTGTCAACGATATAAGTGAGGAAATTAATATCCTCTTTTGTTAAGAACTGCACTTCATCAACAATTATCACATCGTAAAATTGCCAATCTGTATAACGTATGTTTTCAAAATTCTCACATGTTGATTCAAGTCCACAACGTGATTTTAAAACACCAGAATCATCTCTTGTATCTAAAACAGGTTTAGCTAAAAGTACCTTTAAGCCACGTTCTTCAAAGTTATATTTAAGCATTAACGCTTGTGCTGTTTTACCTGAGCCCATACACCCATGACGAAAATATAATTTACTCATTCGTAACCTCCTTTTTTCTTACTTTCCAAACTTGGAATCCAACATCAATATCTTTGTGTTTTGCTTCTTGTAATACTTTTTTACCTGCTCTTCTAATCCTTTCTTTACCTATTTCACATATGTTTTTATACCCTGCTTTGTACGCTTCACTCTTTTCATCACACAATTCTGGTAATTGAACCATTATCCATTTTCGATTACCGCCATCCTCTGCATTTAGTTGCATTACTGCATGAGCGGTTGTGCCGGAACCACTGAAAAAATCTAAGATTATATCGTTTTCACGCGTGTAAAGTTGTAGCATTCTTTTTATTAATTCAGTTGATTTAGGGTAATCAAAATAAGTTTTGCCGTCAAAAACTTCTTTTAATGCTCGCATAGCGTCTTGTGAATGTCCAATTTCTGTATATTTCCACAATGTCATAGGTGTCATTGTTTGTTTTACTTCAGATAAAAATTTTTTAACTCTTGGGATACCATTCCCATCTCCAAATGAAATTCTATTGTCAGCAACCATCTCTTCAAATCTTTGTTTTGTATATAACCAGCAGCGTGCATTGGGAGGTAAAACTTTTCTGCCACTTGGCAAAGTTATTTCATAAACTTTTTCTTTAACAACAGGACCAACAGTACAATCTGTAGATTTCCAAACTCCCCTTAAATCATCATCTGGATTTGAGTATCTATCATTTGCTTCATTACTTCTTGGCAACCCATTACATACTAAATTTCCAACAGATTTTGCATAACATAAAATGTAATCATGACTTTCGGAGAAGTGCTTTTTAAGATTTATTGGGGAATATGCTCGCTCCCAAATTATCTGCGCCACAAAATTCTCTTCACCGAAAATCTCATCACATATTTTTCTTAGATTATGTACTTCATTATCATCAATAGAAATAAATATAACCCCATCATCGCGAAGCAAATCCCTGGCCAGATATAACCTGGGATACATCATGTTGAGCCAATCAGAGTGCTTACAACCTGTAATATCTCCAAAATCATCCTTATACTGTCTACTTTTACCAGTGTTGTAAGGAGGATCTATGTAAATGCATTTCACTTTATTTAAATGAGTCGTTTGAAGATATTTAAGAGCATCTAGATTATCACATTCAAAGAATAAGTTTTCAGTTGTATCAAAATTAACACTTTCTTCAGGACAAGGAATAAATTCATACTGTAAAGGTTCCTCTAAACAATCTAAACATGTTTCTTTACCTTCCCAATTTAAAGTGCATAAATTCTGTCTTTTTTTACGTTTCGCCATTTATGTCCCCCAAATCATTTACTATAACAACCCTATCATTATTGATGTTCTCTACAATGTCCCGCTGTCCAAGTAACTGTTTACCAAGCCAAATAGCCATACTCGTGTTCTTTTCTGCTAACTTATATTGAATTCTTCTCAGTGACATTTTTCCGCCATCAGAATACTTTTTATAGGCATTCGAAAAAGTCTCGTTGTATTCATCTTTTATCATGCGATCTAAAGTTTCAGTATCAACATCCAAAACGCTACAGATTTCATGTTTTGGACACTGTATGTAACATAACTTTTCGAATAACTCTCGGTTAAATTCTTTCTTAGGTCGACCCATTACCGCCATATTACTCACTCCATAACTATTCTTTTTTTAGCAATATCAACATAGTTTTCATTAATATCGATCCCAATAAAACGCCTATTCAATTGTTTAGCCATTTTTCCAGTTGTGCCACTGCCCATCATTGGATCTAAAATTAAATCTCCTTCATTTGACCAACTGATTATGTGATCATGGGCTAATTGTTCGGGGAATGTAGCAGGGTGATTACCAGTAGACCCAATTTTGCTTCCAGTAACATATTCCCAAACATTACCTTTGTATTTTTTTTCTTTAGTTACAGTGATCTCATGCCTATTTCTAGTAGCAGATTCTTTTACTCTGCCAGTTTGTATTCTATTGTTACATACACCAATGGTTTTACATTTTTCCAAGATTGGATTAAATGTTTTTATTTTGCACTTGCAAAAAACAAACATGTATTCGAAATGCTGTTCGTATCTCTTATGAGTTAATGGTATTGGATTAATTTTCTTATAAATCATTGTGTCGTGTAAATTAAAACCAATATCTTTAAAATATAGAGCTTGCTTAAAACTAGAACCACTCTCACTACCTTTGATTGTTTGATCTCCTACAACCCATACCAACACGCCTCCATTTTTGGTCACACGATATAATTGATCAGCTATTTGCTTGAATACCTCAAATGACCAATTGCATTTGCCTTCGTATGTTCTTAAAGAATCATAAGGAGGGCTAGTCAGTGTCAAATCAACAATCTCATCATCAAAATCTTCTAAAACCTCCAAACAATCTCCACAAATTAAATTATCAACCAAGCTATCACTCCAATATCTCTACAAATTTTCGATTCAAATGATTCTCGCCTAATAAAACTTTTACTCTATCTGCAGTTGCATCAAAACATTCACCAACTTTAATATCCCGCTGCTCTACGGTGTCAAAATAATTAGTAATAGCTTTAACAATGATCCCACCTTTTTCATCGTACTTATAATCTGATTTAGAGCCTTTACCAAGTAGTTTTTTCCACTCTAAATGAGATGGAATAACATAATCAAGATAAGAAAATTTGGTTTCATACATTCGCTGAATAACTGAATCTAGATTAACTAAATCACGATTAAGTATGAATCCGTTCTTTCCATCTTTGAGTTGTTCAAAAGCACTAGGAAAGTCTGTTAGAATCATTGGTGTGCTTGCAAGTAAAAACTCAGTGGCTGTACAACACCAAGATTCTGTTTCACTGAGTTGAATTCCATAATCATAAGAACTCATATAATCTGCAATATCTAAACGAGGTTTCCTAAAATACATTCCGTCAATATCTTCATTAGGTTTATCGTTTGTGAAAACATCCCAAGTAAATGGCATTTTGAGTTCATTCATTCTTTTAGCCATTTTCTTCATACGATCATAGCCTTTCTCCCAACTGAGACGAGAAGCTGTCATTAACCTTAAAACTCGCTTACGTTCAGGATTAGAAAATACATTATGGAGAACATCACATTTAAGATTAGGATATGTTTGATTAAAAACATCAGCAGAATTTTTAGAATCTGCAAATATTTTAGTCACCCTACAATCAACTTGAGTTGCTAAATTAACACCTTTAATATCACAACAGATTTGTTGAATAATTTCTTTTGAAGTAACATTATCTAGAATTTTAGTAGGATTAAAACCATACATGATGAACTTATCGCAATGTATTTTCTGATTATCGTACTTCACACATTTGACTAATTTTTTAAGACGAAACAATTGATTTATGTCTGCTGTATCGTACATGAATGTGATGTTATAATCTTTATGCAGAGTTTTACATAAGTTATATATCGCTGTCTCTATCCCGCCTAACATACTAAGATAACTGCGATATATAACTATTTTTCCTTTAATATCCATACTTCTGCTTATTTCACCTCTGCAATACTTTTTAGTTAGACTATCTTCCCGCTGTTTGTTGTAGATATATAAGACTTTTTTTAGATTTTCTTTTTTACCTGTTCGAGCAATTCTATTGAACTCGATCTCTTCGCCTATTTGCTTTGTTTCATCAAACTGTGGACATTTATCACGTCTGTAAATACAATTCCAAACGGCTGTATTCCACTCCGGAGGATCTCCTAAGATTTCTATATCGCCACAAATAGATCTCCAACCGAAAAAACAATAATCAAACTTTTCACTATTTATTTTCTTGCAAATATCACTAACATAACTAGAATGAATATTATCGTCAGAATCAACGAAAGTAAGAAACTCCCCAGATGCTTCCCGCATTCCGATGTTTCTCGCTCTTGATACTCCTCCATGAGTTGTTTGTATAACTTTAATTTTGTATTGTTTAAAATCATCGTCATAGCTACCATCATCAACTAATATCACCTCTACTTCATTTGTTAATTGAGAACATAATTGAGATAATAAATTTATAGTAATTTCCTTGGTATAAAAATACGGGATTATTATTGAGAGTTTCATAGTAATCCCTCTTTCTTTAAGAATTTAACACACTCATCTGTTAATTTTCCTTGCTTTACTCCAAATTCTTGACCTGTTCTGTAGCCGTTATCTATTATGTAATTCCCGCTTGTGTTGATAAGGTAATCATATCTATTGTTAACAGGTGTTAGTTCCCATTCCCAAGCATTCTGATCTTTTTCTAATTGTTCAATAAGTATCTGTTTATTCCAAAAAGATGGCTGTGTACTATTTAAATAAACTTGACCTTGTCGTTGTTTCTGCCATTCTTTTTCATCCATGTAAGGAACCGTGTCAGCAGATCTATAATTTTGTTCAAAATTTAAAACTGCTAAATTTGGGTTTAAATTACATACAACTTCAAGATAATGCAAAGTTGATTGATTTACAGGCTGTCTAATGAAATAATCTTCAAGCATAACAATCACATAGTCAGATTTAATCTGTTTCAATGATTCTCTAAACCTCGTTGTCCAAATAGGTGAATTGATATTAATGGTTTGGCAATATTCACATGTTTTCGTTTCAGTTACTAAGTACGTCGCATAAGGGCAATTCTTCCAATATCTTTTTTTACAAGCGAAGAACCAATCCCAGTATTTGCTGTAATTATCACAGCTCAGGACAACTACACTAGCACTCATCAATTAACCTCCTAAGTTCTTCTGTCTCAAATCTCTTAGCATTGTCGCTGGTTAGAGCTTCTTTGTGGGCTTCAGAACTAATGATGTTTTCATTGACTCTGTAATACTTGCCCAAATCTTGACTGTGATTCAATTCAATCTTAGTTAAGAGAGCTTCATCTGTTTTCTCTGACTTAGTTCTACCAACAATGATTTGATCATCACTAATGCAATCTGCAATCATCTTCACAGTTGCAGTTTTGTTCTTAGTTGTAAACAAATCACCATGTTTGCCAAATTTTAAAGCATAAAGAACAAGTTCAACTGCTTCATCTATGTGCATTACGAATCTGGTCATGTTCGGGTCGGTTAGCGTTAAAGGTTTGTTTTCATCTCGTAGTCTTTTAAAGAGAGGAATAACCGATCCAGAACTCCCCAATACATTTCCGTACCTTGTGAGTATTATCTCTGTATTCTTGCGTTCTATTCCTATCGCTAATCTTTCCATTAGATACTTGGTTGCACCGTAACAAGTACTTGCATTTGCACTTTTGTCTGTGCTTAAACAAACCAATTTCCTCACATTGTTCTCGATGCTCGCAAGCATAACATTCATACTGCCTATAACATTTGTGTTTATAGCCTCTATGGGTTGTTTTTCGCATACGGCGACATGTTTTAAAGCGGCACTGTGGATAACATAATCCACTCCTTTGATGGCTGAAAAGATTGATCCATAATCTCTAACATCTCCTATTATCATCTTTAAACGATTGTCATCAAATCGCTTGCTTGTTTCCCATTGCTTGTTTTCATTACGACTAAAAACCCTCACTTCTTCAACATCTGTTTTTAGTACGTGTGAAATCATAGCTTGAGCAAAAGTTCCATTTCCTGTAATTAAAATCTTTTTGTTCATAAATATAGTTTAGTATTTGATTTCACACAGAAAACACAAAAAAACTACCTTGCAAGGCAGTTTCAACACATTCTTCAACAAATACCGAATTCATTTTTATTTTAAATATGGATTGATACGGTAAAACACAAGAAAATTACAATTAGAAATAAGTTTTCATCTGTAACCGGTAAAAATGGCTTTAAATAGACACTTTGAATTATATTCAGGTTACAGGTTACAGGTTACAGATGATTTTTAAAACTTTTTTAAATATTTATTATTCTTGTATCTGATTCTCCCCCTAAAGCTATAATATATATATATATAATATATTTTAATAAGAAAGAATAACTGTAACCATCTGTAACCTAGCATTGTAGAGCCATTTTATCTGTAACTTATCTGTAACCATCTGTAACCATCTGTAACCTTTTTTTACTTTTTGAATATAATACGAACAGTTTTGCCGTCTATTTTTGTAATTTTGTTATCAAACCCAATATTTTTTAATCTTTTTCCGAATTCTACTTTTGCCATTTGTCTTATACCTGATTCTGATCCCCAAAGATTAAAATTCTGATAAGCATGTGAAACACTCTGACCTTCTATGTCTTCACCTGTATCTTCTAACCAGTACAACATTGGATCACTTTCGATCATATATTGCGTTTTAGTTTCTTGAGCTTTCTTGGAATAAGATACTTGCATTTTGTTAGCTTTGAATCTCTGAACACCTTCTATTGCTAATTTCAATATGTACTGTTTAGCACTGTTGCTACTCAATTTGTCCAATAATTCATAATCTTTAGTTTCATCTGTTATGGTATTTCCAAGGTGAATAATATTAAGTCGTCGAAACAATCCATGGCTTTTGTCCTTCCAAATAGGTGCTCTGTTAGCAGTGAATAACAATGTTGTTTTAACATCAACGTGGTATGTATCCTTATAAAGTGTCTTCATCTCTAACTCTCCACCATTAGCAATAACCTTTAGTGCTTTAGAGTCTTCGATATAGTCAGGATCAATATCATCTGCTATGTTAACTAGATTGCCGACCATACGAACTATAGAATTAGGATTACTGAAGTTTTTGATGTCAACATAAGAAGTCAAACCTTTAGAGAATTCAGCTACCATATTCAGGAATGTACTTTTACCATTTTCACCCTCACCAGTAATCAAGAAAAAAGCATGAGGGGCATTTTCTGTTAATATAATATGACCAAACATTTCCTCGATAACATTTTGCATGTCCCTATCGTTCATGGATAACCAATTCAGGAATTTATCCACATGTTCGTCGTAAGCCTCTGGATCGTAAAAGATAGGAAGATAATAAGGTGTGAACTCATCTGTTTCTAAATCGGTATATTCTCCATTGTAGATTCCTCCATTGTTAATTTTGATATGATTTTTATGGTCGTCAGGAATACGAATACCTTTGTTAATATTGAGTTTGAATAATATTTTTTTCCAGTCTGTCTCGTTAACATCCATAGTTTTATTTAGTTCTCCCGCTAATAATGTTTCATCTGCAATATATCTCAAACCATCTCTGTGCCATATTTTGCCTTTATAGATTTTTACATTGAACTGATTAATCAACCAATCTGAAACATTCTGAGATTGCTTAACACTTTTAATTCCAGTATTTTCGAAGTCATAATTTCCGCCAGAAATTGTTTCTACAACATCCTTTAATTCTTCTAAAGGTAATTGTTCTGCAAAAATCATGGTATTGATGATATGAGTTATTTCACCAATATCTACACCAAACAAGCGAGCATGAACTCGAGATAAAAAGGTGAATAGAGATATTTTTCTACCATCTCCCTCTTTCAAACCAATTAAATCAATAGGGTCATCTTTTGCTTTATTTGGGAATGGTAGTAACCAATCAGGAAGAATTGGAAGTTTATCAAAATCATAATCCCATGAACCAGTTCTGAGCACACCGTCTCTTTTAATCACACCATATCTTCCACAACAGAAATCAAAGATAAGACCGCAAGTAGACATCCTTTTTGATTGGTGTTTCAGCTTATGTTTCACAGGTTTCTTAAAATAGAAATGAGTCCCCCTTGTTGTGTCTATCCAACTGTCAGGAAATTTCTCCTTAATTTTGCTAATGTAAAGCTGTTCATTGCGGTTATGACCATCAAAGTCAATGAACATTACGTCTTTCGGTAAAAATAAACCTGCATCAGATAACCCTTCCATTGAGTCTACACAATTTGATTCGATTTGCTTTAATGTAGATTTTTTGGTACAATTATCTAGTGATAAGAATTTATTCATAATTAGTTTCTCCTTGTTTATTAATTAAGTGGGATGGAATTTTGAAATTTCATCTTGAATCAGTTGATAGTAATAATCCCTATCAATTTGAAGTCCATCATAATTTGAGCCATTCCACACAGTACTTTTCTCACTGGTATTAGCTATCTTATCCCGCTGACCATTCTCTTTAACCTTATAAATAGGAAACCCTGTTTTAGTAGCAAAGACTCGATTTACGTTTTGGATTTTCTCTCCATTAAATTCAACATGTTTATATGTACTACCTTTTTTGGCAATTGTTTGAAAGTCTAAGACATCAGCTGAAAGTACAGTATCCAGTACATTTCCACCTCTAAAGAAGTGATCATGCAAACCTTTGGCTATAACATTAAGAGAATTGTTCTCCCAATTTTTGAAATCAAAAATGCCTTTTGACTTGATTTTTCCATTTGCATACTGGACAGCGTAGTTGTTAACATCTCGTTGAACAATCTTGTTAATTCTAGTTTTCGAAAAAGTAAGATTAAATCTATTACCGAAATCTTCAAGAACGTTATTTATTCCATCAATATCTTTAATTTGAACAATAATACCGTCTGTATTAGATTGAATTAACCTACAATATGGCTTTAATTCAGTGATTAATTGAATTAAGATTATTTGCCCATTGACACAAATGTTATTTGCCATTCTAGGGTCAAACATCTTATTGTATTTAGCTTTGGTTGCACCAAATGTGCTATTTAGAATAATTTTGTAAATATATTCACGAGAATCTCCTGCCTTTTTTAAAGCAAATCTAGTGTCTCTTATTTCACTAAATTTTTCAGGATTTTCACATGCTCGAGATATCCAGTTATTATTAATCATTAATGCTGGGTAGTAAGAACCGACATCAATGTGAATAAAATTGCCTTCTTTCACATAATATTTAATAGCTCCATGAATACCCCCAAATCCTAGTTTGTGAGATATTCCACCAATGAAAACAAATAATTTGCGATTTCTTTCCATTTTCTCTGGATTTCTACCTTTTTTGTAATCTAGTTCTACTTCATCGAAAAATTCTCTTATTCGAGGTGGTATGAGTTTCCAATTGATATTAGGATCGTATTGAATATAAAGTCTATCTTTTGGAGGTTTGTAATTTGATTTTGCCCCCAAAACTGTAGCAGATAAAGAGGCTTGTGTTTTCTTAATATCAAGAGTATCTAAATCAAATTCTTTAACCAAATTAGATTTTCCGCTAAAATAATCTTCTCTTAATTCAAATATTTTCATCGTTGCATCAACATCATGTTCGCAATATTTAGTAACTTCGATTAATTCTTCCTGAGTCAAAGGACGCTTTATATCCCAAGGAACCGAGCACTCTACTATATCCCAACCAAGATATCCTTCAATAGCCTTCAGAGATAAATTCATATCTAACTCTTGACGGGTATCTATGGTTAATATAGGCATCTCTATAAATTGCTCTAATTTGTCACCTATAATTCGATTTGAAATACTATGCAAATCCGCAGGCGTACATATTTCTCTTGATAACAAATTAAATAAAATTTTGTCATCATAATGATAATTATTAAAACCAACGAGTATAGGTTTATTTTCTCTAATCCAATTTTTCAATTTATTCTGATCATTATGAAATATAACGGTAGACTGGTCGTTCTTAAAAACAACCAGCCAATCATGTTTGAACACCTCAAAGTCGTATGCCCAAATCATAATTATCTCCTTTTTAATTTGTAGTTATAGTTACCAAATGAGCCAGTCACTGTTATATAAACATCTATTCCGCACAATTCAGTTAATAAATCACAGAGATAATCCATTTCTCGTTCTTCTAATTCTTTGAAATCTATTGTCAAATTAAATTCTCTACAAATTGCTTGCACATCTCTAAATGCTCTTTTATAAGCCTTTTCTGTAAAAAAGAATTTTAAATACACTTTTCCAATTTCGGCAGATTCGCAACCAATAGTAATCCAACGTGTACCTTTTTCATTTTCACGTTGTTCTATATCCACGATTACGCCTTCATATTCCCCCTCTTCGATAAACTTTGTTTTATTTTCTTTTACAATATTTTGAAAAACATTTACCATTTATTAAATCCTCACTTTTTAATTAAATTTTGAACATTACTAAGCACTTTGAGTATTCTGTCATCTTTGATGTCATCAACGGCATAAAGTTGTCTTTTGCGATCGCATTGTCTAATGTAGTTCTCACCAATCTTTTTACATCGAATAGCGACATCACATCTGCCCATACACACATTAAGATCTCGCTGAGGTAAAGATGGACGTTCTATTTCTTGAACTTCAATTATGTGGGAGATAAAAATTATGTTGTACTTAAGTTGAGATAACTTAGTCATTATTTTTTGCCAAGTATCTTTAACCTCGCTCGTTGCTTTCCCATAGGGAACATCTGCTAAAGTACGCACTTTATACCGCTTACACACGGATGTAGTTAACATTGTCTTGATGTCATCTACAAGATCGATAATTATGGACTCATAGGTATGTCCTCCTTTCTCAATTTCACCAATAACCGCATTAAATGTATCAAAGTCGCATATATCAACAGATGGAGTCGCCACTTTTACAGCGTTACCATCGGTATTAAGCAGTAATGGATTAGGGAACTGTGTAGCTAGATATGTTTTACCAGCCATACTCTCGCCCCAAATTAAATAATTCTTGGGTGTAATATTTACTTCTTTAGGTTCATTAGTTGGTAACATGTTTTTTTCTCCTAATTTTTATTTGATTTCGTTTTGTAACTATTTTGTAATCTTTGAAAATATCTGGATTTTCTTCAGATAGTTTTTTTGTGTCGATAGTAATTTCTCGTATTTCAGTACGAGTAAGAATTACATCTCCTATTTGAACCTTTCTAATGTCTTCTTTTTCACAAAGTTTTTCTAAATATTTTGTTTCTTGATATTGCTCAACTGTTTCGACAAGCTTTTTTCCATACATGATAATGTTGAAATCTCTCTCAGTTAAATTACGATTCATACGCAATGTTTGGAGAGCTTTTGCAAATTTTCTAGCTTTCCTATCTATCTTTTTCCATAATTTCGGATTGTGTTGAATTTCATAAATTTCTAATCTATTTAGATCAAATTCAAGATTGTATGATTGTCTACTTGTGATGTCTCCCCAAGTGAAAAAATTATTAGGTCGTTCGTATGTAACTAAATAAGCTGTTTTCACATTAAATAAATTCATATAACATTGTACTTGAGGGAGATGATACTCTAACTTTTGATTTCCCCCATGTGTTTTTATTTCGATCAACTTACCTATGTGGTAATCTATTCCATCACAATTACCTCGGTAAGGATGATTGATAAAAGTATCAGGTTGGTAATCAGCGTCAAAATGGTAATTTATATATTGACGAATGATCGGCTCCATGAATTGACCATAATAGGTGTATTCATTGCCTTCAAAGGTTGGTTGTAACTTTTGTTTTGCAAATTTATATAAATTAGGTTCAGTCATTATCTTAGTGCAATCAGAACCTCCGATATATCGGTCTCTATTTTTTGTTACGTTGTCCATTATTGGCCTCCCAAAGGTCGAATGAAAAATCCTGCTTATTGTTGAGAGCATAGTAAATATCTACCTCTATAGTGTTTTGAGTAATAAATCTGTACGCTGTAACTTTATTTGTTTGGCCCAGTCTGTGGCATCTGCCTAAACTCTGGTAATATTCCGTGTAAGACTCAGATGGCGAAAAATAGATTATTATGTCGGCATATGTAAATTCAACACCCTCACTACCAGATTTGTAGTTAGCAAGTGTGACGCTATTAGTTACATTATCTACAGTGCTAGGAAATCGCTTAGTATGGCCGTTACAAGCATATATAGTCTTATTGTTAATATGTTTTATGAGCAAATCTAACTCAAATTGATAGTTGTAAAATATAACTACATTTTGTTTCGTAGATTCCAGAAAATCCCTTAGATACTCTATTTTTGCACTATTGGAACAATTCTGACGTAATCTGTGTCTAAACGACATATTGTTATCTAATGCGACACCCTTTGACACTCGAGTTTTAAATATCTTTTTATAATCTGCTGTAACATCAAAATGTATGTCTTTAATAATCAACTCAGGCAAATCCAAGCAATCCTCTTTATTGAGACGTTTAGAAATAGATTGCCACTCGTTTAATAACGTCTTAGTATTACGCCATCCAACAATCTCTGTATAACCCCAACGGTTGCTTGTTACTGCAAATCTTTGCAAAAACTGAGTCTTATTCTTAGTGATACCAAATATCTTGAAATAATTGATTGCATCTGCCCAATTGTTGGGCATTGGAGTAGCTGAGAGAAATATGTATCCTGAAGATTGACGACAAATTTTGTATGCTGATTTGCCCCAGACTCCAGTGCTTTCTTTGATTCTATGGCACTCATCCCAAATTATAAAATGCTTGTCTAACTCTCCTGCGAATTTAGGCATTAAGTTATACGAAATAAATTTGACTTTTAATTTTGGACACATTAACTCACAAGTTCTCTGCCAACCTTGTTCTTTAATCTTTGACGCTGGGGCTATTACACAAAGAGGAGCATTGTTGCCATGTATTCTGTAATGGGCTAATGCCATAACTGTCTTGCCTACACCACAATCTGCGTCGAAGATGTAATTCGACTTTGCTGTACGAAGATATTCCAATTGATAATCATAAAGGGTTAACATTTTATTAACTCCTTATGAATTAAAATAAACTTCTTTTTAAATTTATAATTGAAAAGTATTTCTCTTAATGTTCGTCTGGGATCAATTTGTAAACTTTGTGCTAATTCTCTTCCGCTGGTGTACATTATGAATTTACCAGTTGAAATTTCTCTAACAATAATTAGCCAAGTGTGTTTTAATCCTTTTACTTGGTTTTCTCTTCGTGTTATATATTGTAAATTGCTCACATGATTATTTTTTTTATTACCATCGATGTGGTCTATTTCATAACCAATTCTTTCTGCTAAATCATTAAAAGTGAAGAATACTAATTTATGAATTAACTTGTTTTTGTTATAAGATAAATCTACACGCAAATATCCTTTATAATCTTCCCTTGGGGTTAATATTTTTTGTCGTTCAATATGTCTAACAATCCCTGTTTCTGACACTTCATATTTTGGGTAATCTTTACATATTCTCCAGCGCACTTTGTACCTCCTCAACTGATCTAGCTACTAATGCAATACCGCCAGCTCGTTCAATTTGCTCTAAGTTAATTTTTTGTATTTCACTTAATTTGCCATCTGGTCGCTTAACCTCTATTCCGATAAAACGACCATTAAGGCAACAAACTAAATCTGGGACACCCGCCTTTGAGAACTTGCAACCAAAATGCTTAAAATAGTAAGCACCTCGGTCTGCTAATAACCGCTTGATCTTGTTCTCGATCTGTTTTTCTGTTAACATATAAAATTAATTCCTTTAGATGAAATCTGACGCACTATAACCATTGTCTTCCCATTCATCAATTTCGGGTTCGTCTATGTCATAATCATCCCAAAATCGATCTTGTCCATCGATTAGGGATATTTGCATTTTATTCACTCATTTATGCACCTCCTTGCGATATTTATATTTTATCATAATTAGTACCTTAGTGTCAACCCCAAAATATCAGAAAACTTTATGAAAAAATCTCTTTCCCAGTTTCGGACAGTATTAACATGTACGTAATGTTTTAAAGCGAGTGCGTCATGAATTAAATGTCTAGAATACCAATACATGTCTTTGATTAACTTAACTTTTTCCAAACCCATGAATTCTTTTTCTGTAATTTCAAGACTCATATCAATTGCTTTGACAATATTTTCCATGAAGTTATATTTACGAGTTGTCAATTGCTCGGTATTTTCAATCATTTTTTTAGTTTCATGATAACAATACATTTCGATACGCAAATAATAAAGCCTATATTTAGATATTTTCACTTTGTTCATAGTACTACGATTCATATGTACACCACCTTTATTAGTTGATGTAATCAACTAAATATGATATAATTTATATAAGAGGTGATAATAATGAAATTCGGTTATGCTGACAACAAAGATGAAAACTTAGATGTAGACAAGATGTACAACGATGATGTCAAAGTGACTAACAGATCTCGTACTGAGTTGAATAAAATGATTGAGCAATTACGAGAAAATGATGTCGTATATGTCAAACATTTAGGTCAACTTTATTGGAGTGCACGAGATGTCGTACATTTGTTGTCGATTTTAATGTCAAAGAATGTAAATTTAATCTCTATAGATGACGATTTTAATTTATTTAAGTCGCAAGATGTCATTAGAGCTTTCAAAAAAATTGAATCATATAAACTCACTGCAATTAAAAAAAATACGTGGAAAAATGCAGGAGCTAAATGCAAACCTATCGATGAAAACCTCTGGACCTCATACTATAACTTATGGAAAAATAAGTCAATAACAAAAACACAATGGGGGAAAATGATGAATATTCCACCAGATCGTTTTTCACGTATTTTCAAAATGCGACATATTTTGAATTCTAAGGGGTAGTTTCTAATTCAAACATGAATTTATACTACCTCGTCCTTAGACGGGTCATTTTGAACTTGTAAATGCTCGTAATTTTGATTCTCACACTTACATTCTTCCTCAACGTAAGAATCTAACAATAAATTCTCATTGAAATCATCATCTTTCATTTTTAAAATCATTTTTCTATCCCCATTCTAATCAATTCTACATAGGTAAATTTTGCTTTCAATTCTTCTTTGGTTAACTTTAAAACTTCGTTAGCAGAACATTTTTGTTCACGAACTGCAGCCGCTTGTAACATCATTAAATCTTTATCAATATTAATCCGCCCGCAAGAATTCTCAGTAGGAGCAACGTAAACCTTTGAGTCTGGACGCTTTGGTTCAACTTTTGCCACAGTTTTGCTACCAGATTGAAAATTGTTTTTAGCCCACATTGATACTTTTAAACGATAATTTGATTTTGTTATTAATTTCCCTTGACTATCTATCCATTCATTGTTACAATAATGATCGTAGAAATCTTTAGCATTTATGCTAAGTTCTTTCTCAGCGATAAAGCTTTCAATTTCGTCAAGAGTTGGGGGCTTTTTTCGTTCTTCGTTTTTTAAAAAAAATTTTTCAGCCATATATATATCTGAGTTTATGGATGAGTTTACGGATGGTATAGGTGAACAAATTTTGTAACATCCATGTGACAAATTTGTAACTTCCATGTGACAAATTTGTAACTTGTCTGATGAAGCATCTTTTGATTCTTTTTTTAATTTATAATCCGCTTCATTACTCATGTTACAATTTTGTAACTTGGTGGGTTCATAATAACTCAATGTTTTATCTGTAATCGTGTACCAACGTGTCCTGTCATACTTCTTAAGATTGAACCTACTTATCTTAATCAAACCCTTTTT